AAGATGTAACAAAAACAACCTTAAAGTACGCGCAAGTTGGTGGACCTACTGCTGCTGATAAGGTAGGTAATGCGCACGGTCCTATATTCAGAATTGAAGTTTTAAACTTTGGAACCGCTAATGGAATCAAGATTTGGGGATTAGATAATGACGACGATAATGCAGTAGAGTATCCAAAGTCAAGATTTACTAATGAACCTGTTTTAGATATCTGGCTTCAAAAATATGAGTTTACTAATGGCTCTGGAACTACAGTAGATGCAGGAGCAAGTGCTAAGGTTTTTGGCCATAGAAGTAGACACTATCCAGCATCATTCTAATGAAGAGGATTAACGAAAATATGTCAGCTGGGGCAATGACTGCCTTCCAGAATAGGGACCACATGCGCGGTTTACCCTTCTATGGAGAAAAGGGTGACTTTAATTTCGTTACAGGTAAAAGCCAATTTACTCCAGGAGTATCAATAAAAAGTCTGCCACTCAGTGATATGTCTAGAAAGGGAGATCCTGGGATTGGAGATTTTGATAGAAACGTAAATCTAATAAAGTATTACTATCAACCTGGAGATAGGGTTAGAGGGACCCTGGTGAATTCTCAGATCGATTCAGACAAAGGAAGAACAGTCGTTGGTAAGCTAAATAAAGTTGAGGTCAACTATCGGGATAATACGATAAAGGTATACATCAAAGACCCTAGTACTCTAGAGATCATGGAAATATATGTAGATTCAATGGAACGTCTATATGAATCTAGCCCATGGAAAGCCAAGAGTTTTTCTGAATTTTTAGGATCCTAAGATAATCAATCTGGGGTATAATCCTGAAACCACATGTCAATTTACTGGTATAATTTTATAAAAAATCACAACATGTTATGAGTGATCCAATTGACGATATGGATGCTATTTCCCATCTAGATGCTCTTGATAAAGAGGGAGGAATAAACGTCGATATCAATAAACAAACAGAGGAGGCTGAAATTAAGGTAGAAGCTTCTCCGACATCTCTAGGTAAAGCAAAATCGTATGAGGCAAGTGAGATGAGCGCCTCAGAAGAATCTCCATGGAAGATATTAAATTTAGATCTTCTCCCTTCTAAGGGTATGTTCTACCCTGAAAATATGGAGCTCCTTATACGTTCAGCGAAAACAAAGGAGATTAGACATTGGTCTACTATGGATGAACACGATCCAGTTGACGTTGAAGAAAAGATAAACTTTGTTCTAAATGCTTGTACTAAATTTAAAATTAAGGGAAATCCTAGACCCTTCAATTTTAATGATTTTATAGCAGTAGATAGATATCACATTTTGTTTAGGATATACGAGCTCACTTTTCCGAATCAGGAAAACAAACTCATGGCAAATATTAGATGTTCTAATGATAAGTGTAAGCACGTAAATAAGATTCAAGTGACGAGTAGAAACCTATTAGGATTCAGCATACCTGATGAATATCTTAAATGGTATGATCCTTCTGAACGATGTTTTGTTATACCGTCTGAAAAGCTTCAAGAGACTCTAAGATTCTACATGCCAACTAGTGGAATTAACACAGCGTTGAAAAAAAGAGCAAAATTTGACCAGAGCCGAGGAATTGAAATTGACAAGTCATTTTATTCAATGGCACCTTATCTTCTATCAGAATGGAGGTCTATAAGACCTGAGAATTTGCACGAGTTCAAAATGGAATCTAATTCCTGGTCTAATCAAAAGTTCAGCGCAATTCACAGATTTACTGAAGACATAAAAAAATCATCCTTAAATAAAGCAACTGGAGTTTGCGAAAAGTGCAAGGAAAGTATGGAGAGCCATATTTTTTTGGGAGGAAGCTTCACTGTTAAGGATATTTTCATTGTTTCAGCTAGATTTGATGAACTTATTTAAGCTTAATGCTCAATTAGCGGTGAAGCTGGGTCAGTCCCTAGACACTCTTTATGAATTAGAATATTTTGAATATTCACTATTGCTCAATATTGTCAATGAGGAAATTGAGGAGCACAATGAGAAAATTCAAAAGATAAATGAATCTGAGAAAAAGACATCTGGTTCTCCATTAAAAGTTAACTTACCTTCTCACTTAAAGCTCAAATAAATAATAAAAAATAGATACTCTAAGTGAGTGAAAAACTAAACGCTTTTATAGCTCTATTTAACGAAAGAGTAGATGCAGATATCTCTAAAGCTCAATCTAAAATAGAAAAGGCTCAAGAGAAATTAGACGAAGCTGAAAAGATATGGAATGAAGCTCAAGAAGGCTTAAGTGGAGATATCTTAGAAAATTTCCTTGAAGTATTTCCTGCCCCAACGGGTGGAGCACAAGGAAACGCCATAACTGGAGTTGACCCTAGATTCGTAAATCTATTAGAGTTCGGAGACCCTCTCAAGAGTCAGGCACGTCAATTATTCAAGCTTAGATATTCAGACCAGCGCATGATAGGTGCGCAAAATTATCTACAGGAATCTGAGAAACTTAAAGAAGAAGGTGCTGAGCTAACTCTATCTAGATTGTCTAATAAGTTAACAGAAACTGCTCTAAGAACTCAATCTCTAGGAGGATCAAACGTAGATTCGTTAATCAAGCGAATATTTGAAGACTATGAATCATTTGAAGACGTAGCATACAGCGAACTCAATGATGTCAGTTCTCCAAGTCAAGTAACAACAAGTCAAGAAGCTTACGAAGCTCTTAAGGAAAAAATGGAAGGGGCTTCCCAAGGCGAGGAAGTTGAGCCTAATGAGGAAGAGACCAGCCCATTAAATGAGCCAGAGTCTCTAGAAGAGGAAGTATCTTCAGATGAAGAAATAAGCCCAATAAATCCAGCAGAGGACGTTGAACCTGAAGAAGTAACTACTGAAGTTTCTACGACGGGTCCTGAAATAGAGCAAGCTGAAGAAACTCCGTCTGAGCCAATTGTAGCCAATATAAACTTAGAACAGCCAGACCTTGCTGAGGATCTTGAAGAACCTGAAGAAGTTCAAGATCAACAACCAGCTGTGAGTCCCATTTCTGAAATATCCAGCAACCTAGTTGAAGATAACGTAACAGAAGTATCTAACGAGACTTCTAATATTAATAATACAACAACTAACGTTACTGGAGAAAATACAGCCGTTAATAACAATACTAATGTAACCTCTGAAAAACCAAAAGTCAGCAGCTTAAAGGATTTCATAAGCAAGCTAAAGGGACTTAGGGATTCACTGAATCCTGAGTCATCTCCTGGCGATGCTGAAACTTTAGAAATAGAAAAGGGTGGAAATACTCCGTCTATATCTAATATATTCGAAGGCGCAAAGTCCGTTGTAGCTGATTCATTTGAGGGCGGAGACATTATAGGGGGAATAACAGACGTAGTAAGCAATACAACCAACTTAAACCAGGTTCTTGAATCAGGGTCAGATAGTCCTATTAATAATCAAATTGAAAGAGCATTAAGCAGACCTTTATCTGATAGACTCCCAGAAGGATTTTCAATGGATTCAGCGACAGATTTTATAGAATCTAAAACCGGCGCGAGTATTCCATCAGTTGAATCAGTAACCAGCAACATATCTGAAACAGTTGAGAGATCGGCTAAATCCTTATCTTCTCCAATTACTAATATATCTAATATATCTGAAAGAAGTGAGTCAAATACTGAAGGCAATCAAATATCTAATATTTCTGAGGTTGATAGCTCAACTTCAACTGAGTCTAATTCAGTAAGCACTAGCACGAACACATCCAGTTCAAATACTAAAAATGAGGAAAACGTTGAAAACAATTCCTCGAGTTCTTCTATGACTAGCATGCCAACTGTTGATAATTCAGAAATTGTAAGTAGATTGAAGAAACTAGAGAGATTGTTATCAGGTCCACTCGAAGTTAAAATAGTAGAATAATGAATATATCATCAGAATTAAAGAACAAGGCCTTAGAAATATCTAACGAGTTTAGTCAAATACATCAAGAATATAAAGATCTTGATAAAAGATTGCATGAATTAACCGTTAAAAGGAACGGGCTATTTGAGCGACTAAACAAGCTTAGAGCATTGGAAAAAGATCTGATAAATAAAATAGAAGAAGAATCTGGTGTAAAGTTTACAGCAGATATTGCAAATGATATAATATATGAAGAGTCTTAAAGATAGAATACTATTCGGAGCGATTGGAGGGTTGATCATAGCTTTATTGCTCGTTCAGTGCAACGGAAAAAGAGCGCAGGAAAAGTTATATGAGCAACTTACCGCTGCTAATAAGGAAGTAATAAGACTTGACACTCTACAAAAAGAAAAGGAAGGCCAGTATGCCAAGCTTGTAGATTATTATAAAACCGAGAAGGATCTAAGAGAGGAGATCTCTAGTAAAAACAAGGAGCTCGCAAAAATAATCAAGCAGAAGGACGAAAGGATATTAATGCTAAACAATACTGTTATCTCTCTTGAATCTCAGATAAGTTCAGGAGAAGTTACTGTAAATGAATCTGATAGCACTGTAATAGATCTAAGTATTAGATATCCGGAGTCTGAAAATCCATTTATAAATTGGAATGGAAGTATATTCACTAGTACTAAAAAATATTCAGGTGAATGGACATTTGGTAGACTTCCAATCCAAGTAATATTAACTGAGACTGATAGGGGTCTATGGAACTCAAGATTAGTTGGTCCAGATTGGCTTAATGTGGATAGCATAGAAGTTAAGAGTCTTCCACCAGATGAGATAGTAGAGCCTAAGACTGATAATTTAGGATTTATAGTTGGCGGAGGATACCTAAGTTCTCTTCAACCAAATTCTACAAATGGTATAACGTTTGGAGTTGGCTTGCAATACAAAAATAGTTCAGTGATGTTAAACTATGGTTCAATAATGGATTACATAGGATTAAGCTACTATCACAGAATTAAATTGAACAAATAATATTAAAATGGCAGTACAAAGCAGATTTATTAGCTTATCATCCTATTGCGTAGTCGAGTACATATTTGAGCCTCTAGGATCATTGAATTTTTTAACAGAAGACTTTACTTTGTTGACTAACTCAACATCAGATGTAAATCAGATATTTAATCCAGATGGATCCTTATCTGCAACTAAAAATATTAGAGATATTTCAGTTGTTCCAATCGGTAATAATAAGTTTGCATATACTGATTCTGAGAAGATACCAAACTACATAGATTACGATTCAAATATTACTGAGACTTCAATTACTGGATATAATGTAGTTTGCGATAAAGTAAAATTTCACTTTATAGCAGGCTTCGACATTGACGGATTTGAAGGCTTAATATTGAGCGTAATAAATCAGCAGAATAATGGAAAGAATAACATATTTGCTAACATTCTTCTTGCTCCTGAAACAATAGATGATCTAATAACGTTTAACGCAAAGCCTATGTTTCTATCTAATGCAACATATGATAGATACGTAGAAATAAAAGTTCCATCGATAAAGAATATCAATGAAGAGCTCAGAGTTGCACTGGCGCCAGCTAGTACATTTGCAGCTGCTATAACACCTACTGACACTGGATATAGCGGATTTATATATAATAATCCAATAACAATATCCCTGTCGGAATGTGGAACTAGAGAGAAGTATAACCCAACTGGATCTACTAAATATGATGTATTTCAAGTAACTGAAAATTATCAAGCCTCTCTATCTCAGAGTAATGAGTTTGATGGAGTAGGAGCAAGCATCTCTGAATCAGCCACTGGTGATTTTATAGAGTATTATTTGACATACAATTCAGGATTTCCTGAAGACTTAATATCTATTCTAAATCGCAGAAACCCGTCTGACGATTGGATTATAATCCATCAACTAAGTGTATTTGAGCAAATTGGATCCGCTTTTGTAAATACTTCTAGACAGGTAATATTCCAAGAAGAAGATTTTGACGAACCTCTTGTATATAGACCGGTTTTAAAGAATGCTGGAACTGCTGTTAGTATGTCTATTGATTTACTAAGCCGACTAACCAATAGAAGAAACGGAGATCAGGTAATTAGAGAAGCATCATTTAATCTTATATCTCCTAAAAAATACGGGAAAAAGCTTAATGTTATACCACTAAGTGATGAACCTCAGTCACAAAAGGTATATAACAAGATCATAAAAAAGAACTTCGAATCAACTAATTTATTCATTGAGCCAACCTTTGCGCCTGGATTTGGAAATACGCCTGCCGAAACTACCGCGGCAACTACTACGGTTACTCAAGTTGAATATGTACCAGTCTTTTTTAGTAATAACAATATTTCAGTATCTAATAATAGTGGAATAGTTAAGAATAATGACACGAGCGAAGAGGTGATATTTGGACCTGGAAAACTAAGGTTTGTAATGGGTCCATTTGATAATGCTATTAAGCTTAAGATGTACAATGTCGTTAATGGTAAGAATATTCCCTTAGATTTAAATGTAAATGCTGCCAAATATAGAATGGTGTTCGAGACTGACAATGGAAAGATATCAGTAGACAATGCTAATAGTCAATCGCTTGAGAATTTATCAAGTGGAGAGCTTCTATTTAGAATATCCAAGGAAGATAGTTCTAAAATAGTTAAGTCTAATTCTAAGGTTGTTCACATTACTTCAATTGCTCAGGACTCGACTGAAACT